CCGGCACCTTTACGCGCACCAGCTCATGGCGCTTGATCATCCCAGCAAGCGCTGTGTATACGGGTCGCATTGGCACGTCCACGCCCATCCATATTTGCCGCCCAGTTGAGCCGGGATGATCGCGCAGATAGGCTCTTATCTTGTCCACGTTACTCATGCCCTTGCCCCTCCCGCACCGCCAGCACCGTGCGCATGGCATCCATCATCTGCAGCGGCGAGGAGAGCTCGCACAACTGCTCATGCAAGTCAATCCCCTGCGCTACCTGCGCCAAGCCCGGGCCATCAAACACCCAGCGCCCGGTGCGCTGCGCGCGGTGGTACACGCGCAAAAGCGCATCACTAGCATCGCTCGCCGTCTGTTCACAAAGCGCATCCACCGCACGAGCACGCACCACCGTCACATTGATGGCGGCGGCAATGTCGCTCCAGTCATCCTCCGTGCCCTTACCATTGCGCAGCGCCTCATAACTCATCCGAATGGGCAGCTCCAGCCGCAACAGCTCGCTGGCATTGAACGGCTCAATCATTTTGATCACCTTGAACGCAGCGCTGGCGTCAACCCTTTTTGGCCGGTAGCGCTTGCGCGGTTTTTTGTTTGCTGCCATCTCAGCACCCCTGGCCACGGCTTCGGATATGCCGGTTGCCGTCGTTTCTGAAAAATGCATGCCCATCCGATGGCACCCACACCGGCGCATGCATCACATCAACCCGCCTGGGCTGCGCCAAGCGCCAGACCTGCAGCCGCGCATTCCGGGCCGCCTCGCGCTCAGCCTGCACAAAATCTGCGCCCTTGGTAGTCACATACCAATGCTGCTGCCCCCGGGGCATCTTGTAAAACGCCACCATATTGCGATCCCACAAATCATGCAGCGCGCCGCGGTAAGTTTTACCCGTATAGCCCAGCGCAGCCTGCATCTGCTTATGCGTAAAAGACTCCGCATCGGCCAAAAACTTCAAAATACGCAGCTGTAACGCTGTCACCACCCCGCCACTCATTGCGCGCCCCCGGCGCCGTTGGCCTTGGCCGCTGGTGCGGCGTTGTAATGGGCAATGTCCTCACGCGCCCTATTGAATGCGCTGATAAAAATCTTAGCCGCCAAGCTGCCAAAAGGGTAGGGACACGCGTCTTTGATGTGGTCATACAGCCAGGCGGCCTTTTGCGCCTCAGCAATGATCGCCGTGGCATTGTGTTGGATAGGTGTCATATGATCTGTCATAAAAAATAAAATATGAAATAGATAGCAACCAGCGCAATGTTTACGCCGCTTGCAGCGCCCTTACAGCCACGCGCAGCGACACCACATCGGCCAGCAGCTCAGGCCCCGCATGGCGCCCGGCACCGTCAATCAGCCGCAGCCGTGTCGCCCGCACCTCCACCGGCGTGCCCGGCGTCAGCTCTGCGCTTTGTACGCACCAAAACCCCAGTGCATCGTCCCCGCTCCACACCAGCCGCCAAGGCACCAGCGCATGCGCCGCGCCGTCCGGTCTGCTGTACGCCAGCAGGGACACTGAAAATGTGCCATCTGCCGCCGTAGTGCCTAGCGGCTTGGTACGCTTGGCCAGAAACAACGTATTGGTGTAAGACTCGCCAAGCATCACAGCCACCCCGCCAGATAGCCCACCGAAAAGCCAGCAGCCACAAGTGCCGCCAGCGCGCTCGCCCCGTACACCGCCGCCATCTCCAGCACATCGCCCATAGTCAAAAGCGGCGGGTCCAGCGGCTCGGGCTCAGACCCCGAAAACCACACATTCCCACCGCCCAGCTCAGCCGCATACGCCGCCCAACCAGCCCGCGCTGGCGCAGGCGAAGAGCAATCGCAATTACCCCGCCCCTGGCACACGCCCAACTGATCGCAGGTGTATCTTTCATCCAGCGCCCCCGGCCGCGTCACCACAATGGCTTCCGCCCGTTCGTCGCAATCACACTCCCGGCCCTGGTTGCAGTGCTGGTTGCAGGTAATGGTTGGTGTTGTCATGGTTGTCCTCATACCGCCAGCCAGCGAAACAAGCCCCAGGCAAGCAGCAGCCCGATGGCCACCGCCAGCGCCACGTCGGCTGCGCGCTCCCTGCGCGCCGGGCGCTCAATCGCGCAGGCGCTGGTGGCGTCAACGCCAAAGGCTTCGAGAATGGTTCGGGAAAAGCGGCGGGGGTTCATGCGGCCACCTTTCCGGTGGGCACAAACGCGCCATACATATCAAGCACATTCTGCGCGGCGTCAACCAAATGTGGCGGCAAATAGCTGTCAACACTTTGCGGCCGTGTCGGCGGGAAATCCATCACCTCGACCACGATGCGGTGCAGTACCGCCACCATGGCCGCCTCACGCGCTGTGAGGTTTTGCTTGACTGAGCTGCTGGTTGCCATCTTTCACTCCTGTTGCCGCCGTGATGTTTGGCGGGTCTGGGGTGAATTATTAGGCAATACCTACCCAATTACAAGGCATTGCCTAAATTTATTTTCAAAAAGCAACAAAAAACCCGCCTAAGCGGGTTGTCGGGTGGTTTTTCAGGCACTATTTCCAGATGCAGTGCCTGGCTTCGCGTCGGGTTTTGTCTTTGTGGGCCTGCGTGGTGAGCCATTGCAGGTTGTGTGGTGCGTCATCGCCGTGGCATTTGAGTGGTACTTTGTGATCAATCTGGTAGCCCGGGCAGGGTAGCCGGTGCAGTCCAGTGCCTGGGCAGGCTTGGTGCTGTACAAATTTCTGCAGCACGGCATGGCTGCGGGGGGTGCGTGCCTGGGCTGTGTTGGCCAACAGAATCGCGGCCAGCACAAGGCTAAGACTTCTTTTCAAAGGCCGCCACGACTGCGCTGAACATGGTTGCCTGGGTCGGCTCAACCAAGGCTTGAACACACCGCGTAAACACGTAGGGCACGACTGCCAGCGCGATGGCCCCGGCAAACCCAGCCGCCTGACCAACGCCACCGGTTATGGCCATTGAAACCAGGAACATCAGAGCGCCTAGCACGGATGACAACGCAGTCAAGATCCACAGAATTTTCATTTTTCATCCTTGTTGATTTTTATCATAGCATCAGTATTTACCCTTAGAAATCCCCCGTTTGGGGGATTGTATGTGACTTAGTTCACAAGGTAGAGTGAGGCGCGGGCAGCATTTTGGCGGGCGTTTGTTGAGCGCGTTGAATGGCTCCGGCAATGGCGTTTTCAAAAAACTGCCGTTCTTGCAGGGTGAGTTGCATCCATGCGCTGTAGTCAAAAAGCTCAAACGGCCATAGGGTTGGGTTTTTGACAGCGTACAAGCGTTTTGGTTCTTGGGCTGTGTGTTTGGCGTCTTCGGGCACGTCAAGCCACCACGCCAGTGACCGGCCTGACCATTCGACCAGCTTGGGGTAGTGGCGTTTGGCAATGCGACCGTGGTCATACCAGTCGTAAACAGAGGGCGGCTGCACGCCAAAGATGGCGGCTACGTCTTTTGGTTTCATGCCGCGTAGCTCGGCCTCGCGCTGTAGCTTTTTTCCCATGTGTGGTTGGTTTTCCATGGGGGTAATTAGGCTTTTGCAAAATATTTTCGGCAATGCCTTGTAAATGTTATAGGTATTGCCTAATAATGGAGGCATGGAACACATATCACCTGTTGACAAGGCTGCGCGCATGGTGGGTGGCCTTACTACGTTAGCCAAGCTGCTTGGCGTGAGTGCACCAACTGTGCACGAGTGGAAGACGAATAAGCGCCCTGTGCCGGTGTTGCGGTGCGTGAGCATCAGCCAAGCCACAAAGGGCGCTGTGACGCTGCAGGATTTGCGCCCCAACGACTGGCAAAAAATCTGGCCAGAGCTGTCCATCCAACAACAAGAGCACGCCTGATATGGACAGCCAACCCAACGACGGCAAACACACCAACCCAATCAAGCTCTGGCTTACCGACCGAGAGCTGCTTGACCTCTCACGCATGGCCGACCAGGCCGACCGCAAGGTAAGCGAGATGGGTAGGGTGATCATTCGAAAGTTCATGTACGGCAATATCGCGCCGGACGCGCTAGACGTCAACGGGGCAAATAGTGCCCATTCGTCCCTGCGGCCTTAGACTGTATTGCCTACCTTTGATATCTGATCAAAAGGACTAAACCATGCTGTTGACCCCTGAGCAAATAGCCTTTACCACCACGCACCGCACGCACCACACCAGCGCCACGGCTATCAACCAGTTTGGCAATCAAAAGAAGAAAAATCAGGCCGATGAAATCTTTGACATTTGTCTGGCGGCACACAGAAACGGGGTTGTTGATTTAAGCCGGGTCGAAATTCGTGACCAATATGAAAGGCTATACGGTCGGCGCATGGATGACAGCCGGGTGAGCGCCAGGGTATCTGAACTGGTGTGCGCCAAGCGGCTCGAGGTGCTGCCCTACACGCGCAACTGCAAGATCAACAGCGCCAGTGTGATATCTGTCGTTCGGGTTCCCCCGGCTTTGATGGCGCAGGAGGGTTAAGTCATGGCGGGCGACTGGATCAAGATGCGTGACAACCTATGGGACGACCCACGGGTTGCTGCCATGGTGGACCTAACCGATAGCAGCGAGGCTGCCATCATCGGCGCGCTGTACTGGCTGTGGGCCACAGCAGACCAGCACACTGAAGACGGTGTGCTGCAGGGCCTAACCGTTCGCGGCATTGACCGAAAAACCGGCGTCAAGGGCTTTGGTGAGGCTTTGATATCCATTGGCTGGCTAATAGATCACCCGGATGGCGTGCAGATTGTTGACTTTGAAAAGCACAACGGATCCAGTGCCAAGAAACGCTGCCAAGTTGCAAAACGCGTGGCAGTTAGCAGAATTGGTAACGCTGATGTAACGCTGCCAGCGTTACAGAATGAACCATCAAGCGTTACAGGTGCGTTAGCTAGAGAGAGAGAAGAGAGAGAGAAGAGAAGAGAAGAGTCTGAAGACACACACACTGTTGGTACTCCCGCGCCCGTGGCCCCATCGCAAGCCGTTGCAGCGTGTGTCGTCATCAAGGCGGCGGGTATTTCGTCGGTGAACAGCTCGCACCCAGATCTGTCTGTGCTACTCGACGCCGGGGCCGGGCTAGGGCAGTTTGCCGAGGCAGCGCAAATGGCAGCCAAAAAGCGCAAGGGCTTTGCCTACGTGCTGGGCATCGTGCGTGGTCAGCTGGCGGATGCACAGGCGTTGGCTGATTCGGTGCAGGCCGGGGGTGGGCTCCCCGGCGCTGGCAAAACACAGCCCGAGAGCTTTCGTGAGCGAGACGACCGCATTGCCCGAGAGCGATGGGAGCAAATGACCGGGCAAACGCACCCGGACAACCTGCCAAAAACACCAGCCAACGTGATCGACATCACGCCAGCCAAATCACTCGCTTTGAAGGTTTTTCAATGAACGCACCCGTACCCATCGCACCGGTTGAGCGCATTTTCAAGCGGCTGGCAGCCACCTACGGCGCAGCCTGGGATCGCGCCATGGGACAAGCGCCGCTGGTGGACGTGATGACCACCTGGGACCACGAGCTAAGCGGCTTTCTGCGCAGCCGCCAGGCCATGCAGGCCATTGCCTGGGCGCTGGAGCACCTGCCAGAACGCTGCCTCAACGTCATGGAGTTCAAAAGCCTATGCCGCATGGCACCTGCTGTGATGCAGCCTGCTTTGCCAGCGCCTGCGGCAGATGCCGAGCGCGTGTCGCAAGAGTTTGCCAATCTGGCCCATTTGCGTGAGCCGAATTTTGTGACAGACCACAAAGACTGGGCGCGCGCCATTGTGGCCAAAAAGACAGCGGGCGAGCGCGTCAACCCAACGTCTTTGCGCATGGCGCGTGATGCGCTTGGGCTAGGGATTGAGCTGCACCGCCAACAATCAACCGCCAAGTCATGACCCAGGAACCACAACCATGCAAACCCTGCCAAATCGCCAGCCAAGTTCCTGCTTATCCGTTTTTCAGCCTGGGCTGCCTGTACTGCGGTGCAAGGATCATCCAACACTTGGCCACGCTGCCAATTGCGCGCTCAGCTGTGGCAGCCCGGCGGCGCGAGAACCTGACGCACTGGGTAGCGTTTGGCCACAGCGAGGCCGATCTGCGCTCTCTGGCGCAGCAGAAAACGCCAGTGATTTCTCCAGCAGCTGGCCTGGTTGTTTCTGCGGGGTCAGGCAACCATCCCGCTATGAAACGCCGCTGAGCTATGACGAGGTGGCGCATGGTGTGCGCGTTGGGGTGATCCTGCCCGATGCGCAGGTTCATGGATAAACCATGCAGATCAGCCTATCCACCAACATCCCCGAAGTGCAGGCCGCGCTCAAGCGTGCTGCAGCGCAGGTGCCGTATGCACTAAGCACAGCTATCAATAAAACTCTGGAACAAGCCCGCAGTGAAGTGCGCACCGAAGCAGCCCGCGTGTTTGACCGGCACACACCCCGGCACACCCGGCACACGCGCCCGATCACCCTTATTTTTTAACCTTAAAAAAAAGATGATGGAAAAAACCCAAAGCAAAACCATTCGGTGCACCCCTGAAAACGCCGCCGAAATACAACGCATGGTCAAGAACTGGCCCCAACTCCACAACCTGGTGCAAGACCTACAAGCACAAAACCTCTTCCCAGGCCTAAGAGGGCTAAGCATCACGCTCACAGGCGCGCCCAGCTTTGTAGCTGGTGGGGTAACCGCAGTCAACCAAATAAACGCCTCCAAAGCCGTTTAAACGCAAAAAGCCCAACCCAATGCAAATCAACATCAAAATTGAAGGCCTAACCGAAGTCCGCGCCATGCTTGGTAATGCGGCCAAACAGGCCAACTACGCCGCCAGCCGCGCGCTAAACACAACAGCCTACGCCGTCAACGCCCAACTAAAAAAAGACATGGCGGCAACTTTCAAAGGCGGCGCCACCGCCTACAGCCTGCGCGCCTTCAGCGTAAAACGCGCAGACAAAAACAACCTAACGGTCAAAGTAGCGCTCCGCCAAGACGCACCCGCCGGCGGCACCAGCTACACCAAAGCGTTAGCACACCTATTCACCGGTGGCCCCCGTAAATTCAAAAACATCGAAGGCTGGCTGCGCGGCCACGGACTACTACCCAACGGACTCACCATTGCGCCAGGCCGGGGCATGCCATTAGATAGATACGGAAACATGCGCCGCGCCGCACTCACTGAAATGCTGGGCGCTATCGGCACACAGCGCCCAGGCCTGCGCATCTACCGCCGCACTGGCGCAGGCAAAGCGCAAAAAGCCACCGCCTACTTTGTTGTAAAGCCCGGCGCTACCACCCATCTGCACCCCGGCATCTACAAACGTCAAGAAACCGGCAACAAAAGCGTATTGAGCCCAATGATTTTGTACGTTGACCCAGTCGCTTACCGCAAATTTATTGACCTGGACAAGCTTGGCCACGAAGTCGTCACCAAAACCTTCCAGCCCGCCTTTGACGCAGAGCTATCAAAGGCTTTAGCGAGTGCCAGGCTATGACCCCCTTTCAAGGTACTACCACAACCATTTCACTGCGGGTAATGCGCACCGCGGTGTTGGACTGTTTCGTGATGCTCCTAAGGGGGTTAAGTGAGTAGCAATCACCGTATCCTGCTGGACTTCCAAATCACACAGGCTGACTTTGCGGCTCTGGTTGGAGTCAGTGAAGGGGCCGTCAGCGCCATGTTTACCGATGGCCGACTAGAGCGTGGTAACCCGGCCCGCGTGTGGCTGCTGAAATACTGCGACCGCTTGCGTGAACAGGCTGCCGGGCGCATGGGCGAGGAAGGCGGACTGGACCTAGTGCAAGAGCGTGCAGCCCTGGCTCGCAGCCAGCGCATTGCACAAGACCTAAAGAACGACATTTCCCGTGGTGAGTACGCCCCCATTGGCTTGCTGGCCGATGTGCTTGGCATGGCCAGCAGCGCCGTGGTAGACCGCCTCGATCAGCTCGAAGGTTCCTTGCGCAAAGCCTGCCCAACTTTGGCCGATGATGCCAAAGCCACGGTGATGCAGGTCATTGCTTCAGCTCGCAACGAGTGGATCAGGTCCACCGCCAAGCTGGTCAACGAGACTGTGGATGCCATGGCACTTGAGGCTGAAGACGACGCCCTGGCTGATGCGTTGGGGATTGATGCCACCGTGGATGCCGCCACCTGTCACGTATCACTGCAAACTGCTCAATGACGACAGTGCACCCAGCCACCCTAACCGCCATCAAGGCCGCCGCCCGCCTGGGTCTGGACAGCCTGCGCGCCGAGGTGCCCCAGCGGCTGAGTGACTGGGCGGCTGACAACTTTAAGCTGGCCGGTGAATCCAGCCACCAAAAAGGCGCATGGGAGGCATGGGCGTTTCAGTTGGGCCTGCTGGACTTCATGAGCGATGATCGAATTGAAGAACTCGCCGTGATGAAATCCAAGCGCGTGGGCTACACCAAGATGGTCACCGCCTTTGTCGCCTACAACATCGCCCACCGCCGCCGCAAGCAAGCCATCTGGCAGCCTACAGACGACGACCGCGACAGCTACGTCAAAAGCGAAATTGACCCCGTATTTGATGCCATAGATGCCGTCAAAGCTGCCCGCAAAACTGGCAAAGGCCACGAAGACACCATCAAATATAAGCAGTTTCGTGACTGTGCCCTGCACCTGCTGGGTGGCAAAGCCGCCCGCGCTTACCGCCGCATTACAGTGGCGGTGGCCATCCTGGATGAATGGAGCGCCTTTGACCAACAGGTAGAAAAATCCGGCGACCCCGGTGGCCTGGCCAAAGGCCGCTTGGAAGGCGCACCGTACCCCAAGTTCATCGGTGGATCTACACCACGCATCAAAGGCCTGGACCACGTTGAACGCGCTATTGACAACGCCGATGGTTCAGTCAAGTTTTACATCGACTGCCCCCACTGTGGCGCCGATCACCCGCTGATGTGGGGTGGAAAAGACAAAGACCACGGCTTCAAGTGGATCGAAGGCGACCCCGACAGCGTGCACCACATCTGCCCGCACTGCCACGGCATCATGACCCAAGCCGACTACCTCAAAGGGGGACAGCCCATGACCGGCACCTGGGTCTGCCAAAAAACCGGCCTGCGCTATGGCCCCGACCGCATCTGGCGCGGCCAGGCAGGCATGCCCGCCACACCCCCGCGCAGCTTGGGTGCCCATGTGTGGGCCGCCTACAGCCCACAGCGCAGTTGGGCCAGCATCGTCAAAGAGTTTTTAGAAGCCAATGCCACCCTCAAAAAAGGTGACGCAGGCCCCATGCAACTGTTCGTCAACGAAACCCTGGGAGAGACTTGGGAGCTGCAAGGCGAACGCAGTGACGAACACGCCCTGCAATCCCGCGCTGAACCCTACGAACTATGCACCGTGCCCGTTGGCGGCCTGGTGCTGACTGCTGGTATAGATGTGCAACGAAACCGATGGGAGATTAACGTCTGGGCCTGGGGCCGTGGCCTAGAGTCCTGGCTTGTCGACCACCACATCATCGAAGGCAACCCCAGCAGCGACGAAGACTGGGAGCACGTCACCACCTACCTGCAACGCCGATACCAACAAGCCTGGCATGCAGGCAGCATGGGCCTGAGCGCCATCACCATCGACTCCAGCGACCAAACCCACGCTGTGTACAACTGGGTGCGCCGCAACACCCACAACCTGCCATGCTTGCGCGCCATCAAAGGAAGCTCTGAGGAACAAAAGCCCATCCTCGGCCCCAGCAGCAGCCAAGAGGTGAACTGGCGTGGCCAAAAATGGCCCAACGGCGTTAAGCTCTGGAGCATTGGCGTCGACACCGCCAAAGACCTCTTGCTGGGCCAGCTCAGCCTCACCAAGCCAGGCCCAGGTTACGTGCACTTCAGCAACGCCTTGCCGCGCGAATGGTTCGAGCAGCTCACAGCAGAGCAACGCATCCTGGCCAAAGTCAACGGGCGTGATGCTTACAAGTGGGTCAAGCGCCGCCAGCGCAACGAAGTGCTTGACTGCCGTAACTACGCCCTGCACGCTGCCTTCAGCCTGGGCTTGCACAACTACAGCGACAAACGCTGGACCGCCATTGAGTCTGTCATTCAGCCCATGCACGATGATTTGTTTGTCATCAAAACTGTGCGCCCACAAGATACAGCAAGCGCAGAAATCTACCAACCTAATAGCGCCAAGCCAGCCATCATCGCGCCACCTCCACCAAAACCGTTTGCCCGCCCAGCCCGCCAACCCTACCGACCCACCGCATCATGGTAAACACCAACACCCCTATCGACCTCATCAGCCCCGCCCTGGCAGCCAAGCTACTTGACGCTGTCCCCGTCACCGAAGACGTGGTCGAATACACCATTGCCTGCGCCCTTGCCCTCTCACCGCCAGAGGTGCGCACCAAAATCCGCCAGCACATTGCCCAGCATGCCAGCGCCCAGGCCAGACGAATCTTTGGGGGCGACCGCGTCTACATCAGCAGGCAAGAAGGGCAAGGCCGCAGCATCCGTAACGAAAACATCCGCCGCCAATTTCAAAAAGGCGAACACATTGCCTACCTGTCAAGACACCACAACCTAAGCGAACGCCAAATATGGCGCGTTATCACCGGCAAATAGCAACCCCACCTGGCAAACCACCCTCAGGCAGCGGCCCACCCCGCGCCATGACACCGCCTGCCTTGCTTATGTCATTCTTGCGCCGCCATAGTCCCCCAATATGGCCGCCAAAACCCCCACCACCGAACCCGCTACTCTTATTGCCGGCGACACCGCCATCTGGCTTCGCTCCCTACCAGACTACAGCGCCGCTAATGGGTGGACCCTTACCTACACCCTGATCAACGCCACGGCAAAAATCACTTTTGATGCCATCGCGCAAGGTGACAACCACCTCATCACCGTAGACGCCGCCACCACTGCAGCCTGGACAGCAGGTAGCTACGAATGGCGCGCCCAAGTCAGTAAATCCGGTGAAGTCCACACCATAGCCAGCGGCAACATCACCATATCAGCCGGTTACTCCGGTGCTAGTTTTGACGCCCGCAGCCACGCCCGCAAAGCCTTAGAAGCGGTTGAAGCCTACCTTGAAAACCCCAACAACCTCAGCGCCGCCAGCTACGAAATAGCAGGGCGCAAGCTCCAACGGTTAGGCATACCAGACTTACTCTCCCTGCGTGACCGCTATCGCTTTGAAGTCTCCCAAGAAGCCGCCCTCGCCCGCCTTGCCCGTGGCCTGCCAGACCCCCGGCGCGTCCTAGTCCGCTTTGGTCCATAACCCACCCCCGCAGCTATGCAAATCAAAACCATCTTGAACAAAGCCGCTACCTGGCTGCGCGGCACACCAAAACCCGCCCACCAGCGCAGCTTCCAGGCTGCCCGGATGGACCGCCTCACCGCAAACTGGATGGCCACCGAAGCTAGCCTTAACCACGAGCTCCGCAGCGACCTCAACAAACTACGCAGCCGTGGCCGCGAGCTGCTCCAAAACAACGACTACGCCGTCAAATTCGCGGGCATGTGCAAAAACAACATCATCGGCCCCGGCGGTGTGCGCCTACAAGTGCGCACAGAAGACCGCCCTGGCATACAAGACCGCCTGGCCAACACCGCCATTGAAACCGCCTGGAAAGACTGGTCCCAAGCCTGCGACATCACTGGGCGCCAAAGCCTGCGCGACATCTGCGACACCTTGGTAGGAGGCCTACCGTCTGACGGAGAATTTTTGGTGCGCATCGTCCGAGGCACTGAAGCTGCCAACAAATACGGCATCGCCCTGCAAATCATCGACGTAGACCGCATCGACACTACCCTGAACGTGGGCAAAACAGCCACCACAAACGCCATCATTTTGGGCGTTGAGGTTGACGACTACCGCCGCCCAGTGGCTCTACACCTCTACGCCGCCCACCCCAATGACGGCGTTCAAAGCAACCGCCAGCGCGTGCGCATACCAACCACCGAAACCCTGCACTGCTTCAAAATTGAGCGCGCCGAACAAATGCGCGGCGTGCCCTGGATGGCCGCAGGCATGCTTAGCCTGCACCACCTGGGCAACTTCAAACTGTCCGCCCTGCTAGCCGCAGAGCACGGCGCAAACCACTATGGCTTCTTTACAACGCCAGACGGACAAGCCCCCATTGGCGGCATGGACGAAAGCGGCCAACCCATCACTGCTAGCCAACCCGGCACCTTCGACACACTCCCGCAGGGCGTTGGCTTCCAGCAGTTTGACAGCAAATACCCCAATGAAGTATTTGGCCCCTTTGTCAAAACCACCTTGCAGCGCATTGCCAGCGGCTGGCGTGTGGCCTACCACAGCCTAGCCAACGACCTCGAAGGCGTCAGCTACTCCAGTATCCGATCCGGCAGCCTGGAAGAGCGCGACCGCTGGGCATCCGACCAAGAGTGGTTTATCGGCGCATTTATGGAGCCCGTGTACAAACTATGGCTTCAAAGCGCGCTACTCAGTGGTGCCATCACCATGGCCAACGGCAGCGCCTTACCAGCCTCAAAAATAGCCAAATTCAGCGCCCACGAATGGCAAGCCCGCCGCTGGGAATGGGTAGACCCCAAAGGCGATATGGAGGCCAAGATACTGGCAGTCAAAGCCGGCCTCATGGCCCCGCAAGACCTGGCAAACGCCATGGGCTACGACTTTGACGACACCCTCACCAGCATCGCAGCCGCCCAAGCTAGCGCAAAACTTTTAGGCGTGCAACTCACAGCCTACGACCCAACACCTGGTGTCCAAGCGGCCCAACCTGCGCCTGTACCCTAAACGCTTAAGAACCGGTTTATCGCACCGCCAGCCAACAAAAACAAAATAAATTGCAACCCATGACACAGCCTGCCTTGCTTATGTCATATCAGCCCTGAGAAAGTCGCCCCTATGTCAAAAACAACGTTACCTGAAAGCCTCCAGCGCCACCTTGAAAAAGGCCGGGCCGAGCGCGCCCTCACGGTAGAACGCCGCGCCATTGACGAAGCCACCCGCACCGCCACCCTGGCCTTTGCCAGCGAAACCCCTTACGAACGATATTGGGGCATTGAAGTGCTGGACTGCACCGCCTCATCCATGCGTACCGGTCGCCTGCGCACCGGCGCTAACCTCTTATGCGACCACGACTCTAAAGACGTTGTGGGCGTTATCGAATCTGTCCAAATCGGTACTGACCGGGTAGGTCGTGCTGTAGTCCGCTTTGGGAAAAGCGCTCGGGCAGAAGAAGTGTGGCAAGACGTACTCGGCGGCATCCGCCGCAACGTGTCCGTCGGCTACATGATCCACAAAGCGCAACTTATTGAGACAAAGGACGGTGTGGAAACCTACCGCGTCACAGACTGGGAGCCCTTTGAAATCTCGCTTGTCAGCGTCCCCGCTGATGCCAGCGTGGGCATTGGCCGCAGCGCCGATGCCGACATCTCTACCAAAGACCTCACGGTGCAAGTCACCGTTTGGCAAACGGACAAGCCCGAACCTGAAGACGCTGCCGTAGAGCCTATGGACGGCCCCACCGCAGACCCTGAAGACAAAGCAACACCCGCCGCAACCTCCAACACTCAACAGAAAGCCATCATGACCACAGAAACCACCCAAGTCGTTGCCCAGCGCAACCACGCCGCAGAAATCAGCGCCATTGCAGCCACCATCCCCGGCGGCGCTGACCTAGCCCTGCGCGCCATCCAAGACGGCAAAACCGTCGAAGAATTTCAACAAATCGCCCTAAAACACCTGGCCAGCAAACCCCTGCCCACATCAGACATCGGCCTAAGCCACGCCGAAGTCAAGCAGTACAGCGTCATGCGCGCCATCAACGCCATGGCCAACCCCGGTGACCGCGCCGCCCAAGAGGCCGCTGGCCTGGAGCGCGCCGCCTCTGAAGCCGTGGGTAAGAAAATGGGCAAAACCGCCCGTGGCTTCTTTTTGCCAACCGACGTTCAAAAGCGCGATCTCACCGCTGGCTCCGCCAATGCGGGCGGCTACACCGTGGCCACAGACCTGCGCCCGCAAGACTTCATCAGTGCCCTGCGCCACGCCATGGTCATTGACAGCCTGGGCGCGCGCATGCTCACCGGCTTGGTGGGTCAGGTAGCCATCCCCAAACAGTCAGGCGCCGCTACAGCCTATTGGGTAGCAGAAAACTCCGCACCGACTGAGTCGCAGCAAACCCTAGCGCAAGTCACTATGACACCAAAAACTGTTGGTGCATTCACTGACATCAGCCGCCGCCTGCTGCTGCAATCAAGCATCGACGTGGAAAACATGGTGCAAACTGACTTAGCCACTGTACTCGGCCTAGCCATCCAGCAAGCCGCAATCAACGGCAGCGGTGCCAGCAACCAGCCATCTGGCCTGCTTACCCTCATCACCGCCGGTGTCATCGGTGGCGCTAACGGCTTAGCGCCTACATGGCAAAACATGATCGACCTCGAAACCGCAGTGGCCGCCGCCAATGCAGACGTAGGCGCTATGGGCTACCTCACCAACGCCAAGGTGCGCGGCAAGCTCAAATCAACACAAAAGTTTGCATCCACCAACGGCATGCCTGTATGGGACGCTGGCAACACCCCCATCAACGGCTACCGTGCCGCCATCACCAACGGCGTGCCAAGCAACTTGACCAAAGGCACTAGCTCAGGCGTCTGCTCGGCCATCCTGTTTGGCAACTTTGCCGACCTCATCATCGGCATGTGGGGCAGCTTAGACCTCATGGTTGACCACTACACAGGAAGCACCGCCGGAACTGTGCGCGTAGTCACCCTGCAAGACGTAGATGTGGCCGTGCGTAACGTTGAGTCGTTCGCCACCATGGTCGACGCGTTGACGGTCTAGGCCTAAAGCTTAAGCCATGTTCACCAAAGACATCAGCGCATTTATGAACTTGTCTGAATTTGCCACCAGCGTCACCCTCAGCGGGGTCACCAAGGCGGCGATTTTTGACGCGGCGTTTGCGCTCGGGTCAGTCGGCCCCTTTGGCATGGCCAGCAATGCCCCCACCCTGACCATGG